TGGAGTATCTGATAAAAATCCGATTATAGATCCTCCTATGAATCAACAAAGTGAAAATATAACAATGCAACATCTTGCAAATCAACCGGTCAGAAACGAGATACCTGAGCATTTTCGAAATCAAATTGAATCTATGCCAACTCAAAATTTACCGTCAAGAGATATACCAATGAATACAGATAACTATAATATGGATGCTCAAGTCCAACCTAGTTACATACCAAAAGGAACTGATAATGATTATGTAAAAGAGCACTATGATATGACAGAGCAAAATCTACGAGAATATGAACAAAATAAATATCGTGAAAATGCCGCCGATGCTATTTTAAATGATATACAAATGCCTGTATTTATTACCCTTTTATTTTTTTTATTTCAAATGCCTATGGTAAATCAACTTATTTTTAAAAAGTTTTCTTTTTTGTCTATTTACAATGAGGATGGTAATTTTAACTTTATAGGACTTTTGTTAAAAAGCATGTTATTTGGGTCGTTTTATTTTTCAGCAAATAAAATAGTCCATTTTTTAACCACTATATAAAAATTAGACAGTAGGGAAATATTCCCAATCTAAATCAAAGCATACTTTTTTCCAAATCATATCTTGTTCAAGTTGTTTTTCTCGGTCTTTCATCATTGGAATGTAAGGCAAATATTGTGTTTGGTCTAATAATACACATAGTTGGTGTAAAGTATAAGTATAATTAAAAAAATTAGTACGATTAGGGGGGCAATGAACAGCCCATGGTTTTTGTATTTCAATAAACAATACGCATAACGTTTCATGTAATTCTTCATTCATAACTGGTGGTTTAATGCCAAACATAGAATTAATATATTGAATATGTTCAAAATATTTATTAAGTCCAAGCTTGCGAAGAATTTCTCTCATCTTATCATAATTAATTACCGACATATCAGTAATTCGCTCTTTTTTAATACGCCCCCGTATTTTTTCAATAACCTCTTCGGGTATTTGTGTCGTTTCTTTCGCTTGAAATTGTGATAAAATTTCTTTAAAATGATTAAGTCTTATATATGCAGTGTAAGATACTTCGTTGGGAGGTTCTTTATTACTTGGTTTAGAACTATCCACAATATATGAAATAAATTTACCGCATTTTTCATTGTTACATACCAAGATACCTTCATCTTCTTGTGGAATCATTTCACCAATGTGACATATAAAACACTTATCAGTAGGAACAACAAAATCTTGCATATTCGTAATTTCATTATTTACATTTGCCCAATAATCAACGTAAGATTTTCTTGATACATTATATTTCTCACTAGTAATAGAAGAAGCTTCATCTTTTGTAGCCTTAATTTTAAAAAAAGAATTCAATACTTTTGTATTTTGATTGACAATATTAGAATCATTTGATATTTGCTGTTTCTGTTCAAAGTAATCAAAAATATGCTTTGAATTATTCAAAAAATATTGTTTTCGCGTTTGTTTTAATATTTTGATTTCTTGTTGAATTTCATGTATTCTGTCTTTTATACGCATAAAATCGTCCATTTGATATTCCTTTAATTCTGATACAGATTTTTTTAACTCTTCCTTTTCTTTTTGTAACTCGGGTATTTTAACATTCTCTATATTTTCGAAATGCTCTAACATTTCTGAATGTTTTATATCAATAGTATGAATAGATGTTTGATTTGATTTATACCCTCTCTTAGAAACAGACATAAGATAAAAATATACACTTGTATGTTTTTATGTTATTTTTTTTTCAAAAATGTTAGTTTACTTTTTTGTTAATTTCTTCTTTTTTGTTTGTTTACGTTTTTTTATTTGAATACGTTTTGTTTTTTTAGATTTAGATTGTTTTTTTCTAGGTTTTTTCTTTTTGAGAGATGTTTTTTTCTGTTTGAGTTTTCCTCCAACTTCCATCAATTCGTCAAACAAATTATTTTTAACTTGGTCTGCAGGATTTTCATTTTCTTTATTAATTGGTTTGCCTTCCATAGTAAATCCTTTATTATTTGGTTGTGGTTCCAAAGATTTCATTGGTTGTTCCTCGGTATCCATAGGTACAGCCATGTCTACTGTATTATTATCTACAATTTCTCTTGATTCATCTGTTCCTTCATCCATGTCTACTGTATTATCTACAATTGTGGTTGCTTCATCTGTTTCTTCTGCTATTTTTTCTTGTGAAAAGTAATTTTTAAAATCTGTTAAAATACGATAATCATAAGTATATATGGCTAGATTATCAGTTATTTCATTAAGTTTATTTTGAACTTCTTTACTTAATTCTTCATTTTTACAAATAGTTCTAATTAAAAAATTTTCCAATTCTCCTTCAAATATGATATTTTTATCAACAATTAGATCAACTAAATCAATAAAATTTTCAGAATTTCCAATATCATATTCTTCCTTACCTTCTAAACTTGAGATTAATTCCAAGATTTCGTTATAATGTTCTTCATGTTCAGTTTCAGACGAATCATTATTTTCATAGGGGAATTCTTTTAAAAATTCTTCAAAACTAGCCAAATCATGAGTCTTTTTAGTTTCTATATCACTTTTTATAAAAGTAAGCAAGGAAATTAGAGAAGGTTCCAAATTATCCAATTTATTTTCATAATCACTTCCTCCTATTTGTGATCTATTTTTAATGTTTCCTCCTTCTATTTTCATTTGTTCTTCATTTTTGCGAGCATGATAATGATACATACTACAACATATTTTTTTATATTTTACTCCATCTTCTTTACGAGATAACCTATATTCAATATTTATTTCATGTCCATCTGCTACAAACTTTTTTAGAGGCTTACTGGGAATAATTTCATTTTTTGCAAGTTTTGATTTTGGGTTTTTTACCGTTTGTACTTTTGCCTTTGTTGTCTTTTGTGCGTTATTTTTTTTATAAGGACCACCAGCAATGTCTGGATAATATACGTTTCCAGATTTATCATATATTTTATCATAAAACAAAGTCCATATATTTTTTTTGCTATTTTGTAAAGTATCAAGATAATCCTTTTCCTTAACAACACAAGAAACTTCAGATTTAATACAACGATCACGCAAATATGTATCAAGTGTAAATACTAAATCATCTTCTTCTGCAAAAGCAGCATGCAACAAATCGCCTAATAATTTATATATTATTAGTCGTTTTCCTTTTTTAATTATTTCTGAATTATTATTATTTTCATTTGTTCTAAAAAATGCATCTTTTTCTTTATTACCAAGAATATAAACATCAGGATCATTTTTTTTAGTAGCTACAAATCTTTCACCTACTTTTTTAACCACATAACCAGCCTTATGTATGTAAGTTGTATAAGTATCCTTAAATTTCTCAAAATTTGTTATTATGGTCATAGCCAATATGTTACTATTTATAATTTCTATCTTTATCTTAACATCTAATCCATACTTTGTTAAATCAATAGTTTTACCATGGTATTTTGTTGTATCTTTTTGAAATTCAAAAGGAAATGTACGAGAAGCAGGATCGAAATAATATGCAGGTGTATATTTTTCAGGCATATTTAATTTATATGCAGGTTCAGTATCACGAATAGAATTTGTCTCTTGTATAACTTCAGGTTTTGTAAGACCCATTCGTTTTGGAATAATAGCACTAACTCCATATGGTAATTCAGTATGTATTCCTTCTCCTTGATAATTTTCTGCAAATCCTGTATAAAATAATTCATCGCGACATTTTACAAATAACTTGTTTCCACCCTTTTTAAGTAAAGGTTCTGCATCATGATCCATATCTTCTCTATTTAAATAGATATGCCAATTAATTGATTCTGGAATATTTGGTTTTAAATAATTAGGACCAGGCATTAAATAAATATATAATAATGCTATATATTTATTTGCTAAATAGTTTACATATTAAAATTTATATGCTTTGCGTGTTCCACCCTTCGTTGGACTCTTGCTTGGACTTCTTATTCTTTTTTTCTTAGTTTTGGGTATTTTTGGAATGGCTTGAAGAGGTTTTTTCATATAATAATATTCGTTGTCTTCTTTTTCTTTCATTTCTTGAAATCCATATTTGTTGCCATAATACTTAAGTAAAAATTCCCCGGAACCATGTTCTGGGTTTTTTTCTACATACAAGTACATTCCGTCAAAATGTTTATTACTATGCATCAATGTTCCGCGAATGTATAATTCTAGGATATTCATTATATTATTTGTAGGAGAACCCAAAGAATCAAGTTTTTCAACTTTATGTCTACATACTTCATTAATGGTTGGTTGCTGATATGGTAAAAAACCGTGATTATGTTTTTGTAAAGTGGCTGATGCAGCGTCTACATAATCAAGTAACTTGTCATTTTTAGATTTATACCCTAAACATAACGCAATCGCAATAGTTTGATCATTTTCTCCTAAAAAAAGTTCTTTCAAACGAGTTTTGTTTCCCTCATTATCTTGTTCTTTAAAACAAACTTGCTGCATATTTACCAATATTTGTATTATTTCATCCATGGTAATTTCCTTAGGCAAAATTTTGCTAGGATATTCTTTCATGGAAATTTTAGTAAGTATTTCTTTTTTATCACTTGTCTTTCTTTGATTGATTTTATAAATAGCACATTCATAAAATATTTCTTCCATATTATATTATTCTTATATATTTTTGCTCGTCAGTATTATCAAAATAAAAGATAATGACTAAATATATGTCACAACCTAAGCAAAATATTGATATTGAATTGCCTCCCAATCTTCAAATTAGCAAACCTGTGTTTCAGAAAATGTTATTTCTAACAAATGCTTTAGAACAAGGTTGGACAATTAAAAAATCGAACGATTCTTTTATATTTACAAAAAAACACGAAAATAAGCGTGAAATATTTCAAGAAAACTATTTAGAAACATTTGTAGCTTCTAATTTTGTAAATAATGTTGGTTTGCCTGATTTTTTAAAGTAACCTGAAAATAAGTTAAATAGGTAAACATAATAAATCATAATGGATAATATTTCTCCAATAGATGGACGTTATCAAAAAATTACAAATGTACTATCACAATATTTTTCAGAATTTAGTTTTTTTAAATACAGATTGTACATTGAATTACAATATTTTATTGCATTAATTAATATATTACCTGAATTGAAAAAAATTAATCAAGAATCAATTAAATATAATATTGTAAAAATATGGAGTGAATTTAACAAAGAAGATTATTTGAAAATCAAAGAACATGAGGAAATATTACAACATGATATTAAAGCTCTTGAATATTTTATTCGAGATAAATTTACAGAAATAAATTTAAAAGAGTATATATCTTTCATTCATTTTGGAATTACATCACAAGACATTAATACAAGTGCAAATATACTATCATTAACAGAATCATTATCATTTTATATTATTCCAGAAATTTCTAAAATAATGGAAGCCATTCATACCTTTGTTGAAAATACAAATAATGATGTTATGCTTGGTTTTACCCATGGACAACCTGCAGTGCCAACTTCCATGTCAAAAGAATTGCTAGTTTTTAAATATAGAATTGAAGAACAACTTGATATTTTAAAAAATATGAAATTTTCAACAAAATTTGGCGGAGCAATTGGAAATTTAAACGCTCATTATGCAGCTTATCCAGATATTGATTGGGTTTTATTTGCTAATAATTTTATTAAAAGTATAGGATTAGAAAGAGAACAATACACGACACAAATTAGTAATTACGATAATTTATGTAATGTACTTAATCAAATTAAAACAATTAATAATATCATTAATGATTTGAATATTGATTGTTGGCTTTATATATCAAAAGGATACTTAAAATTAAAAAAAGTATCCAATGAAATAGGGTCATCTACTATGCCACAAAAAGTAAATCCTATTAATTTTGAAAACAGTGAAGGAAATATTTGTATAGCAAATTCATTAATTGAAGGGATCACTCGTAAAATATCTATTTCTAGATTGCAAAGAGATTTGACAGATAGTACAATTTTAAGAAATTTAGGTTCTATTATGTCATATTCCTTTATTTCGTATATATCTACTATTAAAGGATTACATAAAATAGATATAAATGAAGAAGTAATAAAAAGTGAATTGCATGATAATTTATCAGTTTTATCAGAAGGAATTCAAACTATTTTAAGAAAATATAATGTGCCGGATGCATATGAAAAATTACATAATTTGACAAGAGGTCAACAGTTTACAAAAGAGAAATTGGATGAATTTATTGAAACGATGCCAGATAAAATACAAGAGGAATTAAAAAAGCTTAGTTTAGAAAATTACATAGGAATGATTGTTCTTGAGTAGTTAATCTTTGTATTTGAATACAAATCCAGCAGATGATTTACGACGACCTTTCAAAACTTCACCTGATTTGATAGTTGAAGTGATACCATATTCTTTTTGTAAATATTCTCTTGCGTCCATTTGATAAGTAAATGTTTTAACAAATGTTCCATCTGTTGTAAATACGTCAAATGGTTTATTTTTACCCTGTGCGTCTAATAATTGATGTTTTGCTCCTGGTTTCTTAAATTGTTTTTTCCTTCTTTCACTTATTTTTTCTTTTACTCCTGGTTTTTCAAAATATTTTTTCAGTTTTTCACTTTGTTTTTCTCTTTCTCCTGGTTTTTCAAAATATTTTTTCAGTCTTTCACTTTGTTTTTCTCTTTCTCCTGGTTTTGCAAAATGTTTTTTCTTTATTTTACTTTGTTTTTCTCTTGCTCCTGGTGTTTCTTCATAATATTTTTTCGTTGCTTCACCACATTTTTTTCTTTCTTCGAAGTCTTCAAACCGTTTTTTCTGTGCTTCACTATGTTTTTCTCTTGCTCCTGGTTTTGCAAATTGTTTTTTCGTTGCTTGACTTTGTTTTTCTCTTTGTTCTTCTGTGTAGACATAACCTTTAACTCCCTCTCCGCCTATTGTTCTATTATATCCATATTCTCTCTCGATTGACCTATACATTAGAATGTATCCTATTTCTTTTTCACATAATTCTTCTTTTGTATCTGCAGTATCTATTTCTATAAGTTCGAAAGTACCTACCATATTGTATTTTCTTAAAGCCCCATATACAGCTCTTGTATTACCATTTTTTGCTTTAGTATTATGCTCGGTATGTCGTTGTTTTAATGTTCGTCCAGTTTGACCAATATATACTTTTCCATTAGGAAATTCTATTTTGTAAATATATCCAAAAGGCATATTAATAGTAGATAATATAAAACCTATTTTTTATTATCTTTAATTAAATACTAAAATACGTTTACTCAACTATCTTACCAATTATTTTATGATTTACATTAAATTTTGATAAATCAACAGAGCTATCTACAATTAATACGAATCCTATTCCACAATTAAATACTTCAAATAATTCATCCTTTGAAACTCCCTTTTCCATTAAATATGTACACCAATTGGGCAATTCAATATGATCTAAGTCAACCGTCATATTTTCTGGTAAAACTCTTTTCATATTTCCATGAAATCCGCCTCCTGTAATATGACACATAGCATTTAATTTATCATAACCAAACGTTTTTACAAAAGTTAACACCTCATGTAAATAACATTTATGTGGTTCTAATAAGGTTTTTATCATTTCTTTATCTATATTCTCATCAACAATACTATTGATAAGTGAATAGCCATTTGTATGAGGGCTTACTGACGGTAAATTGATTACAATATTACCTTTTTTAACTGTATTAGGAAAAAAACGCTTGTCTTTTTTACCAACAATACAACCTATTAAATCTGTTTTGTCTTTACTATATATTAACGGCATTTCTGCAGTTTCTCCTCCGAGAATGGGAAAGGGACCATATCCTAAGCAAGAATCAGTTATTCCCTGTATAAAGTTTTCAAATTCATTTAAATTCAAAGAATTTGCTCCAAAATAATCAAGAAAGAAAAGTGGACGAGCACCTTGAACTAAAATATCATTGATAGAGTGTCCAACAATATCTTTTCCAAGATTGTAATAGGCTTTTTCGTTAAAAAATCTTCTTGCAAGGATTGATTTTGTTCCTACTCCATCAATACTTGCTACCAGTGTTTCATTTCCTAATTTAAATTCTCCACCGAAAGAGCCAATCTCACTAACTACATTTTCATTGTAAGTAGAAAAAATATTTGCTTTGATATTTTCAATAGCTAGGTCACCATTTTTAATTGATACTCCTGCCGCTTCATATTTGGTTAAAAACTTTCGACCT